TCTGGGCTCGGCTGCAGCAGTTCTTCGCCATCGATACCAAGCCGAAGGCCAATATCGTCTTCGTCACGCTGAATGCCACAGAAACCAACAACGATACTGCCATCTTCACGGTTTCTGTGTACAATAAGCCGGTGCGGGCCTACGTCTCGATAAAAGAAATCGAAAGAGACAATGAGGCCAATGTCTCGCTTAAGGAAACATAAATGCCAGTCCAGCCGCAAACCAATTGGGGTCCTGTAAACTTAACCCAGGGCAACGGGGCCTTCTTTACCGCCGAGTTCTATGACACAAATGGGTTTGTCACCATTCCCAGCGGGGCCGTGGTCAATGTGACCTACATCAACACCAGCAACACAACGACAACAGATGCTGTCCCTCTGAGCCAGACTGGCAGCTTTTTCACCGGGACGTGGAGCAGTGTCCTCGCCAATCTAGGGCTGGCGACATGGGTTCTCTTTGCCACCGGCAACTCGACCTCGGTGCAGACCGGGCAAATCCGGGTCATCGTCCCATAGGAGGCTGCCATTTTTCCATCAGGCCAGACCACCAGCAATACCTTTAACTTCGCTCCCTCCGGGGCCGAGTTTGTCCTAGCTGCCTTCAACCGGTGTCAGGTCCGCCCCACGGAAATCACCCCGACACACATGTTCAATGCGCGGATGGCCCTTAACTTCGTCCTGTCGGAATGGAGTTCGCTACAACCAAACCTTTGGGAAGTCCAGTTGCAGGTCATGCCGTTGACCCAAGGGGTGGACACCTACGAAGTCCCGGCTCCCACCGTGATGATCATGGACATGTATATCCAGACCGGGACAGGGCCATTCACCGACCGCTATATCTATCCCATCAGTCGCACCGAATACGCCTCCTACTCCAACAAGAGTACCCAGAGCGTCCCCACCGTCTACTGGTACGACCGGTTGCTGTCGCAGACGGTGACATTCTTTCCCGTGCCGGACGGCAACGGTCCCTACACCGCCAAGTTCTATTCGGTCCGGCAGACCCAGGATGCCGATGTGTCCAACGGGTACAATGTGGAAATCCCATTCAGATTTATGGAAGCCTACTGTGCCGGTCTCGCTTGGAAACTCTCGGAACTGTATGCCCCTCAATTGGAAGACAAGTTATTCGCTAGGTATACTCGTGCACTTCAGATTGCCCAGACCCAGGACGTTGAAAATGTCCCCATGTTTATAACTCCGGGAATCGGCGGTTATTTCGAGGTCTAAACAAATGAGTCGTCCGCATGGGGAAGCAGAGGTCGATGCAAGATACCCACGGGCACATGCTATTTGTGACCGCTGCGGCCGGAAAACTAACCACTTCAAATTACGATGGGCCATGGATTGGCGAGGTCCACGAATACAAAACTTGCGCCTCTTGGTTTGCCATAGTTGCTATGACGCACCGCAACAGAGCGGCCAGCGCACCATCATGATTCCGGCCGACCCTCTGCCCATCATGAATGCCCGCCCGGAGAACTATGTCGCCGACAGCAATCCGCTCTCCGGTATCGGTGCCAATCCGACACCGACATTGTCTCAGTTCGGAGCCATGATTGGCAACATGACCGAGGGTGGCGGGACACAGGCGGCCTTCGATGCCAACAGGAATAAGCCGTCATGGATGTCGGCCGTCATCACGAATTCCATTGCCGGCTTCAACAACTACGTCGGCATCAACTGGTCGGAATATCCGGCAACGGCAGGTTCCAATCTCAATAGCCCTATCCTGACCCACACCGTCATCAGTTATACCCTCACTGCCCCCAATGACAGTACCTTCGGCTCGTCGCGTTATGCCGTCCAAGGCTCACAGGTTGGCGGCAATGCCTTTACCTCGTGGACGACGCTGGCCACAGATACCTTTGCCGGGACTATCGGCGAGCAGGTATCCGATAATACAATCGGTGTCGGCCGCTTCCAGTTTCACCGGGTGGTGTTCTACGGCACCGGAGCGCCCATCGCCGTGGCGCAGGTCCAGTTCAACGTCACCGACGGCAGTTCGATCAACGGGAGCATCTGATGGCGCTGAACTACACTAGCTATACGGCGCAGATTTCCAATTTGCTCGTCATCCAGAGTTCGACACCGGAATTCGTGATCATGCAGCCGGGCATGATTGATTACGCAGAACAAAGAATCTACAGAGAATTGAACCTGTTGTTCACCCAAGTGACGGACGCCACGACGACGGCATCGAGCGGCAACCGCAACTTTACCCTGCCGAATTCCTCGGCCAATCCCTTCATCATCGTCGACAACATCAATATTATCACGCCAGTGACGGCCGGTTCATCCAATGGCACCCGCAGTCAATTGACGCCGGTCTCCCGCGAGGTCATCGACATCACCTACCCGTCCGGGCAGACCATCACCGGCATCCCTGAATTCTGGGCTATGTTTTCCAATTCGGCGGTGATCTTCGGACCGGCACCGGATGCCGGATACGTAGTCGAGGTCATCGGTATCCAACGGCCGTCACCGCTGTCTTCAGCAAATTCCAGCACCATCCTGACGCAATACGTACCGGACCTGTTCATTGCCGCCTCGATGGTGTTCGGCTCGGGCTACATGCGCAATTTCGCCGCCGACGGGGACAACCCGCAGATGGGGGCCACCTGGGAAATGCAGTACCAGAAGCTGTTCCAATCGGCCGCCACCGAGCAGGCCCGCGCCAAGTTCGAAAGCGAAGGCTGGACATCGAATGCTCCCACGCCCTTGACCGGACCGAAGAGAGCCTGACCAATGCCTACGGGAGCCGTGCAACTCGTTCCTGGTGTTAATACTGAAAAGACCTTGGCCGCCAACCAAGCCGGTGTCTCGCAGTCGCAGTTGATCCGCTACAAGGCCGGGATGATCGAGACCCTCGGCGGCTGGCAGTCCATCCTCACGGCTGTCGGCTCAACCGTCAAGGACCTGCATGCCTGGCAGGATGTGATGGAGCGTGTTTGGCTTTCCGCTGCCGCAACGCAGAACGTCGTGGTCGGCAACCTGACATTGGGTTCGGAAGACGTTACGCCGCAGACGCGCACCACCAATCACACGCCAAGTTTTTCGATTTCATCGGGCAGCACCCAGGTCACCGTTCGCGATGTCGACAGTGACCCGACCGTCTACAACACGGTATTTTTCAATACACCGGTCTCCGTCGGCAATCTCCTGCTGCAGGGTGCGTACACCATCACCAGCGTCCTGAGCACCGGGTCCTACACCATCAATTCCTCGGTTGCCGCCAGCACCACCATATCGAGCGGCGGCCTGTTGCCGACATTCACCACGACATCGAGTTCGCCCATTATTACCGTCACGCTGTCCAACAATGTCTACCAGCAGGGATTTGTCTACAGTTTCCTGACGCCGACCACGGTCGACGGGCAGACGGTCAGCGGCAGTTATGCCATCACCACCGTCATCGACAGCACCCAATCGACCATTACGTCCAACATTCTGTCCAGTGCTGCCGTCACGTCGACGATGAATGGCGGCAATGCACAGTTGGTCTATTACGTCAGCATCGGACCACAAGCCGCCGGTTCTGGATTTGGTGCCGGTGGATTTGGTTCGGGAGGATTTGGCACCGGTTCTGGCACGGTCGGCACGCCGGGTACACCCATCATGGCGAAGAACTGGAGCCAGGACAACTGGGGCGAAATCCTGCTGGCCTGTCCCAAGGACGGAGCCATCTTTCAGTGGTCGCCGGAAAGCGGCTTTCCGACATTGTCGGTTATCCCGACGGCCCCGTTCTTCAATGGCGGCATCTTTATTTCGCAGCCGCAGCAAATTCTCGTTGCCTGGAAATCCGTCTCCAGCACCGGAACGCAGAACAACCTGATTGTGCGCTGGAGCGATACCGGCGACTTCACCAATTGGGAGGTCAGCAATCAGACTTTTGCCGGCAGTTTTACCCTGCCGACGGGGTCCATCATCGTCGGCGGCCTGCAGGCACCCAATCGCGGCATCATCTGGACCGACATCGAATGCTGGATCATGTCCTATGTCGGCGGCGATGTTGTCTTCAACTTCACCAAGGTCGGCACTGGCTGCGGTCTGGTCGGGCAGCATGCTGGTAATGTGATTGCCGGAACCGTCTACTGGATGGGCAAGAGCAACTTCTTCATGCTCGGCTCGTCTGGTGTCGTGCCGATGCCCTGCACGGTTTGGGATTTCGTCTTCCAGAACATTAATACGGCCCAGTATGACAAGGTGGTCTGTGCTCCCAACAGCGCTTTCAATGAAGTCTCCTGGAGTTTTCCGTCGGTCAATGCCACGGAGAATGACTCTTATGCCAAGTACAATTTTATCGAGCAGGAATGGGATTACGGGCTGATTTCGCGGACGGCCTGGACCGATGTCTCCGTCATCGGCAACCCGGTGGGAGCCGACCCGCAGGGCGTTCTCTGGCAGCACGAACAGGGACAGACGCAGACCGGGACGCCGGTGACCTCGTTCCGCAGCGGCTGGTGGACCATAGAGGAAGGCGAGGAACTGGTCTTTGTCGATTTCGTCATGCCGGACTTCAAATGGAGCATCTATTCCGGCGGCTCCGATGCGCAGATCAACATCACTTTCTATGTCGCCGACTATCCGGGGGATACTCCTCGTACCTACGGTCCCTATACGGTGACCCAAGGGACCGAGTACATTACACCTCGGTTCAGGGGACGGTTGATGTCGGTCTATATCCAGAGCAACAACAGCGTCTTCTGGAGAATTGGTCAGATCCGTTACCGCTTTGCTCGGGCAGGACGACGCTGATGGCAAGCCAAGACGATATTTTTTCCACGCTGCAGAATGGCGTCGTTGCCCTCCGCGAATTGAATACGACCATTGCCAGTTTCTTCCCCAGAGTTGATGTAGTAATTACTATTCCGTCCTCGGTTGCTGGTGCAACATTCAACTCCTCGCAGGTTCTGGCCTATTTTGTCGTCGAAACAAGTTCCGGCGCGTTCTATCGCGTTCCGCTCTATGCAAGCAGCTAGGTGAACCATGACCACAGCCAACAAATTCCTCGAACAACCAGCGCGTGGTTCCAATGTCGGTGTCTGGGATACGCCCGTAAACGGCAATACCGGCATCATCGACAATTCTTTTGGCGGTGTTGCAACGATAGCCCTTGGCGGCTCTCCGGTCGTACTCAGTTCGGCGCAATACCAGTGCGTATTTCTGGTGTTCAATGGAGCCTTGAGTGCCAACGTAGCCGTGACATTTCCGGCAGTCGGCAGTTTCTACACCATCCAGAACCTCTGCACGGCATCCTCGGCCTTCATCGTGACGGCCAAGACAACGGCCGGCGGCAGCCAACAAATTGGCCTTCCATTCGGCGAAGCCTGTGACGTCTTCACCGACGGCAGCAATGTCAAGTATCGCGACATTGGTCGGGTCGGCACCTACTGGGATTATGCCGGGTCGTCGGTGCCGAGTTGGGTTACTGCCTGTACGGTGCCGCCGTATCTTAATTGCGATGGAACGTCCTTCTCGTCGGCAACCTATCCGCAATTGGCTACCATTCTTGGCGGCACGACGCTGCCTGACTTGCGCGGGCGTTATCGGGCTTATCTCAATCAAGGCACCGGACGTATTACATCGGGGACCGGCGGCATCGACGGCAATACAATTTTGGCCAGTGGTGGCGTCCAAGGTGTGACGCTCAGCAGCCAGAATATTCCGCCAGTGCCAATCAACGATCCAGGCCACACGCACTCGCTCACGAACGGGACGAACATTCTTGCGTTTAGTGCCGGTGTGGGGCCGGAAGGCATTAACCCCGGTATCAACGCCCCCATTGTAAACATTACGGTAAACAGCAACACGACCGGCATCAGCGCTGGCAACAATTCACCAACAGCCGTAGCCACTCTTCCACCATCAGCCATCGGCGGCCTCTCTCTCATCCGAGCCGGATAATGTCACGCAAGAAGCGGATAGATGCTGCGTTGCGAGTGGCCCGCCGTTATGCGGACGGTGGAGATACCAGTTATCTATTCGACCCAAATGCTACTCGATACAAGTCTCCCAGACAGAGAGTGATAGAAGGCCATCAAGAGTTCGAGCAAGGATATGGACCTGCCGGGTCATTGCCATGGGAAGCGCCTCGCTGGAGAAGGGGCATCAATTCCCGTGGTCAGGAGGTCAATATCATCAAGGCGGCGGATGGTGGAGAGATGGAACCTGATAGCGCTCCTCCTCCCGGTACGCGATTGAACGCACTTGATGACATGCTCGAAAAGGACCCAAGCGTCGATTATCGCTTGTCGCAAACTCCAAGTCAGGCTGCCGAAAATCTGGCAAGACATGGGAGAGTAAGCGGCGCTCCCGACCCTGCCGAGGTTGCCATGGCGGTTATGGGAGGCCCTAAGTTTACAGGCAAACCCATCCGTGCCTATCATGGCTCGCCCTACGACTTCGACAAGTTCGACCTGTCGAAGATCGGCACCGGCGAGGGCACGGCTTACGGGCATGGATTGTATTTTGCGGATAATCCTGCGGTTGCGGAATCTTATAAAAATGGCATCTTAAATCCACACGGAATTAATTCCAGAATTGCTGGTGCTAGAGCGGATCAACTGCAAAGTGA